GGCACGGTTTTGCAGGCGAGGTCAGGGGGGCGGGGTGTTACTGGGACTGGTGTGTTGAGGAAAGTAAGGCAGGTATGGCGAGTTCAGGGGGGTGGGGTATCGTGTGATGCGGTGTGTTGAGGAGCGTGAGGCAGGCAAGTCGGGGAGAGGATTCGACAGGAGGGGAAAGGTGTGTTGTGGAGCGCAGGCGGGGAAGCGATTGAAAAGGCCCGTCGGGGTACGGACAGTTTGGGAATGGCTAGGTTTTGCAGGCGAGGCGCGTTAGGGCATGGCCCGAAAAGGAACACAAAGGCACGGTTTAGCAGGCGAGGAATCGAGTGGTCAGGAGAGTCGAGGACGGCATGGATGGCAGGCTAGGTGTGATGCGAACTGGAGGGGAGAGTCTTGGAGGGGATGGTAAAGGCATGTTGCGGAAAGTTGAGGCAGGCATGGAGAGTTTCGGAGCGAAAAGACTCGGTGTGGTCGGTTCGGCAGGCAAGGAATGACACGGAGAGGAAGGCGGGTACTGGAAAGGTTGGCAGGCACGGAGCGTTAGGGCGAGTTACGGAGCGAAGCGGTTGGCTTGGCAGGGAGTGGAAGGGTCGGCAGGCGAGGCGCGTCAAGGTAGCGAGGAGCAAGTTAGGGAAGGGAGAGTCGAGGTCAGGCAGGCGGGGATTGGAACGGATAGTTTCGGCAAGGTATCTTCAGGCACGGTTTAGCAGGCAAGGTGGGGATTGGTGTGGGATGGAAGGGTCGGGAGAGTTGGGGCAGGCATGGTTGGGCGCGGTGTGGATGGAGTCGAAGGGTCAGGCAGGTGTGGTGTGGTGTGGTGGGGAGGGAAGGTTTCGGCAAGATAAGACTTGGTATTATTAATTCACTAACTTTTGTTTTTTATCTAATGACTGATTATTGTTTTCGCAAGTCTCCACATTCGTTTTATACAAACAATGTTGAAGCACAAGACGCAGGTGAAGAGCTTGAACGTATTAATGACAAATACGGTCAAACCACTGCATCAAATGTTGTAGATGAATCAAGACCAGAGAAAGCTGTTTTACATGAAGCTTTTGAATGGGATGATGAGGTCGCAGCAGAAGAGCATCGCAAAACACAAGCACGTTCTTTAATCAAGACCGTCAGGGTTATTCATCCCGAAAAAGGAGAACAACCAGCTTTTGTGCATGTATCTGTTCTTAAAGGTTATGTTCCAGCACAAAGGGTTATTGAAGAACCTGAGCTAATGAAATCGGCTAAAGATGGAGCAATTAGGCGGTTACATGAAGCAGAAAAACATCTAAACGAATTAAATCGTTTAACTGATGGCGGTGACATTTCTGTTCAAAAAACTATAGAACATGTGAAGAAAGGCCAAGAACTTTTATCTCAATAAAAGCCTTGATTACAATCAAATAAAAAAAAAGAAAATGTTGCAAGTCCTTGGACTCAAACTTTTAAAACTGGGTAGTCATCGTAAGGTCGATGTGATGATGCCACCTTCTTGGGTGACTCAGCAAATGGAACCATACAAACGAAAATCTACGAGTCTTCCTGTCAATACAATTGGCAAGCTTGGAGCTTGGTGTCTTATGCGAGGCAACAGGCTTGCTGAAATCAGGAGGGAGCAAGGGGGAATCAAAGTTCTCCTACCATGATTGTTCGTTAGTATCGGAATAACTATCCTTTACCAATGGCATTAACTTTTAATAGTAAAACAATTAAAAAAGTAGTTAGCATTGATGAATTAGAAAAACTTAGTAATCCAGAGTTAGATCTTTTAGAGCAGGAATTAGAAACGGCGATCAAGACGATGAATGAAAGTATTGCGTCTATTACACATGAAAAATATTCGCAAGGTGAAGAGGTCAATGCTGATTGGTTAGTAAAAATAAAACGAAAGGAACAAATATGTAATACTTTCTTAGAAAAAATTCAAACAAATATTGCTTTAAATAAAAGTGAATTTGTTCGACAAAAATACCAACAAAATCTAAATAAGTTATTGCAAGAGATACTAGGTAAAGAACAGTACGAAGATTTAAAGAGCAAAGCAAAGAACCTTGCATTTGATGAAGTTGTGAAACATGAATGAAATTTACGGTGTCAAACTTATTGCTATAGGGATGGATAGTTATTTCAAACCTTGGAAGCAAATAAAAGGTTCTGTTATATGGGGTAATTTCTTTGATACAAAAAGCGAAGCTTTAACTCAAGCTAAATCTTTATCTCTTTAATTTCTATGGAACAAGAAGAACCACGTATTGTTTACGATGGTCAATACTATTTTCGTGTTATTGATGGTCGTAGACATTGGTTAGTAGAACCTCCTAATGGTTACGAATTAACAGACGGAACTATTATTAGGAACAAAGAAAAAAAATAAATGCCGTCATTGCGGTATCACACAGGAAGAATGGTTCTCTATAGGGACACCTGTGAGTCTTGGCGAGTGAAGATCAAAACAAAAGATGGCAAACTGGATCTTCCTTTAGATTCAGAAGAATTAGAGAATGCAGTATTAGAAGCTGAATATCTTTACGCAGATGCCAGAGCGATTAATCAAGGCAGACCACGTTGCATTAATTGTATCCATTGGTTAATTGTTAAAGCAGAATGTGGTCTAGGGCTACCTGAAGGAAGATCAAGTGGAGGAGAATGGGCAAAAGATTGTGCCTGTTTTTGGCCTAAAGATTAATGAAAAAACTATTGGATTTTATTGGATCAGGCTTTGTTTACAAAAGCCCACCACCAAAGCAAGGGTTTATTAAATTTCTTCAGACTTTGCCGACAAGGAAGCTAAAATTATTAGCTGGCACTAACGCCCACTACAGCAAAAAAAAGCTTGTAGACATTTATCTTTTAAAAAGTAACTATGACCAAACCAAAGTTTCAGATCAATGATCAAGTTAATAAAAAACGAAACACAGGAGTCTTTCTAAAAACAGAATCAGACAGAGGAACTATTATTAAAGTTATAGAAAAATACAACAAGAGAGATCGTATTTGTTATTACTACGAAGTCAAATGGCCTGATAGAAGAAGGTCAGAACACGCACAACACATACTCGTTCCAGCTCCATAAATGGTTAATAAAATTATTGCTGCATGTCCTAAATGCTCTTTTGTTAGGACTAGAGTTGTATGCACTAAACGTGCAGAGGATGGAGTTACGATTAGACGTAGATGGTGTCCTGATTGTGAACATCGGTGGTACTCAATACAGTACCCAGAAGTTGCAATCGAGGACAGTGAAGTTAAATGGATAAAAACAGGATCTAAGGCAACATTTGTACCGTCATAGATGAAGAAACCTTCTCAAGAAATTCTTTTGAGGAGGTTCTTTGATGCAAGCAATCTCAGCTTTGCATCTTGCAATTTCTGTTAAACAATTAGCAATAAATTGTGCTTGATGAAAGTGGTTTCTTTCTACCGCTTCACAGTGCCTTAAAAGCTGTTCTTTCGTAGCACCTTCTGTTAACCATCTAATTCTTTTTTCTAATTCTAATTCTTGTTCTATTGAAGGAGGTTCCATTAGTTGATCTAACAGAATGAATTGTTCATCCAAATTCTCCATCTAATTCTTTCCCTTTAGCTGCTAATCCAGTGTAGATACCATGCATAGGATTGTCAGGTCTATGACGACCATCAAGAACGTACCAACGCTCCATGTTCAACATCCTTTGACGGTCTTCTTCCAACCATTCTGATTTGTATTCGGTCATTGCAATGTAGTAGTTGAATTAGGGTATAACCTTGACTGAAGGAAATTTACAGCCTCGTCATCAAGTGTATTTGTAGTCTGTTTTGCTGCTGATCTCAATAGATCTAGTAACAATTTTTTACCTGTTTCGCTACGCAAAAAAGCGTAAAGAAGAGGAAGGAAAGGTTTAGCTAGTTTTCTCATAATTAGACTGACTCTTCACAATCTTATATATAACCGCTACATTTGGCTTGGTGATCCCCATACACCCCAGTCAAACCTCCCTAGATTTGCACAGAAGGGGAGGTTTTTCTGTTACAACCAATAGCTAAGTTAGCAGCGTTATGGAACAGAAAACTAATTTATGCTTTTGTTCACACTGCCTTGAAATAAGACGACAACAATCGAGATTAAAAGAGTTGAATAAGAACAAAAAAGTCGCTAAGTTATCTGTGTAATTTACTCAACATGCAAGTAAATTATTAAACACGCAGTGGGATGCGATGTTAGTCAGAACCCCTTAGTTTCTTAGAGGACGCTAGGGGGTTTTGCTATTGACCCCTCCAATTCCGAGGTCTAACTGATTCAAGTCTTACGAGTTCTTTGTCTATAGCGTTCAAGCGATGAAATATTTCTCGAATGTCACCTTGTCTTTTATTAGATCGGTTTCCTAAGACCATCAATAACGCCGATACCATTGCACCGATTAAAGCAGAATAAACTTCAGGCATTTCTATTCAACCAATGACCTTGTTGGATAGTAATCCATTCCTTCTGGGCAGCTACTAAATCAGGCTTAGAAATATCTGGATCATTGATCAGACTCCATAATTCGATACGTTTATTGATCTGATCGACTGTAAGGCCGTGAGCTTGAGCGATTGTTTCCTTCTGCTCTTGGGAGAGAAACTTCATTACGTTTGAACGATTTACGACTAATGTAGGTATGTTTGCTACTTTTTCTGCATGGACGAAACAAAAACAAACGAACCGAAAAAGAGGAACCCTCTTCAAAAATTTAAGGATGGCTTGGATGACACCACGACTACACTCATAAAAATTATTGTTCTTGGGTGGAGTGGTGCAATATTAACTTTAAATTACGTTTCCATCCCAGGAATACCCCAACAAAAAATAGATCCAACATTCATAGCCTCGGTCTTCACTGGAGTTTTGGCAAGTTTTAATATTTCAACTACCTCTAAAAAAGGCGATGGAACTTATAAAGTAGATGAAGATAAAAGTAAAACAATAGGAGGAGCAAATTACCAAACGATTAGAGTGGAAACACCAATCAAACTTGTACCAATGGAGCCTAAGATAGACCCCATTACAGGGAAAACAGTCGATCCACAATCAGGCAAACTCACATGAAAAAGTTTTTAATCTTGCTTTTACTAGCGAGTCCAGTGCAAGCAGATATGCGGCACTCCATAACCACATCGGCAAAAGTCACTTTAGATGCGGCTTATAGTTCTGCTTCGAGAATCGGGACAACTTACAGCGTTACAGGTAATAATATTACGCCTAGCACTACTGTTTCAGGCACTACGACCTCTGGGGCTATCGGAGGATTGACGGCTGACTCTGTTACAGCAGGAGTACCAGCAATTGTGGACACGGATTTCGCTATAACCACTGCTGGCTCTGCCGTAAGTCTGACTGAAAGTCTGGTGGTTGGTGATGCTATTCAAAGTGCAACTACAGTCACTGGAGGAGTGGTGCCAAGCTTGCCTTCACTGGGCGTAACCGTAACAGGGGCGGGTGGTGTTTCTGGAGGAACCATAACGTCACTTTCGAGTGGGGTTCATACTTGTGCAGGCACGATGGGCGCAGGTTCTAGTTGTACGGCACAAACCATAGTTGAATCGGTGGTGGACTGATGCATGTCCCAATTATTGCTGCTGTTTTGGGTGTTTTTATTGTTGCTGTTTTCAATTTCCTGATGTGGAAACACTACATGGATATACATAGATGAAGCGTTATATTCCGCTATTACTATTATTAAATACCACTAAGATCCTAGCTGTACCAGTGGTTCCCAATTTTTCTAGCGGAAGCATGACCGCAGTGACACGCACCACACAAAATATTACAGAGTCAATAGTTTCGACAGATTATAACACTGGTCATTCTCTAAGTATCACTGGTACGAATATAGATATTGATGGATCAACAATGTTACCTAACCCCACAGACATCACCCAAACTGTTAATGGAAGTACCTACACATGGACTGGAGCCGATTTAACAACAATGCCCAATGTAACAATCAGAAATGCAGGGGCAGCATTTCAAATGAATCAATCTTATCAAGGGCCAGGTCTTGCCAATATTACAAATATAACAAGACAAACTCAGGTAGAAAGCGTCACAGAAACTACCTCTACATTCTCTCAATAATATTTGCACTTAACCCATTAAAAGTATTAGCAAATACCTCCCAAACCGCAGCTCCCGTAGCCAATTCCAGTGGTTCAGTGACCAATATGGCTATACAATCTTTACAAGGAAATATGATACAAAATCAGTACGGTAATGGAATAGTTTGTCAGGGGCCAATGTTAACAGCATCACCATTCTTAACTGATAGTTTCCAGCAGCAATTACCACATGAATATTGGTATCAATCACCTGTATATGACGATGATGGAACTATTCTTTATCACCAAGATGTTCGTACAGGTCAGAAAGATTCTGCAAGTTTAAATTGGGGATTTAGTATTACTTTTTCAATGCCATTAGATAACTCTTTACAGAGAAGATGTAAGAGAGCTGCTGATGCTCAAATAGCGATCCAAGAGCAATCCCTTGCTGATAAACAATTATCGTGGCACGTCGCCCGTTTGAAAGAATGTGGCGCACTCAAAAAATCTGGAATTGAATTTGCTAAAGGTTCAGTTTTTTATTCCTTATGTGAAGATGTCCGTGTTCTTCCAAAGATGGGACAAGTGCTTCCTCACCGACACGACATCCCACCAATTACTTCTTCATCTTCTTCAAAGCCCGAATAGCAGCCGTAATTTCTCGCTGTTTAATTTGTCGCTCACGTACTGAAAGACTCTCCGTATTTTTTCCCAAT